ATGTATCAAGAAGGTTTTGATGTGGAACGGGTGAAGAAGAAGCCCAAGAAGAATACACTCAATCCAATCAAAAGTTTACAGCGGAAGTCCCATCAAGGATTGGGTAAACTCCGGAAAGAAGGAGTCGGCAGTCACAGTGCTAACCGCGAATGGGAAGTTGGCAAGAAAACGAACTACGACGAGGTGGACGACGGACGCTCGTTGAAGATTTAGTATTGATGTTTAATGATTTAAGTTACAACAGAAAGTCAAATGGGGACTTTTAGTTGTAACTTTTTGGGCTAATTTTTCTCAGATTCCCTTGTTCCGAAGTCCATTCACCCCCCGGTTTCAGCAACCGAAAGCACATTGATGTTGTACATTTAGGTTTTCCCTGTTCCAGCATTTACTTTTGCTTGCGAATTTAATAAACGGAAAACAACATGATACAGACCCCGGTCATAGTCACCTTTGCCAACTACTTAGTGGCAAAAGGCGTCCGGGTGGTTATCATCGACTGCGACTTCCAACACTTGATCATGAAATGCCGCAAGGCAGACATCAAGAAGTATGAGAGGAACAACTACCCTATGAAGTCTGGTCATACGAACCCAACAACAAAGTGGATAGGACCTCGCTGGTGGAGAAACTGCACAATGACCCAGAGATAGATGTGGTACTCATCGACTCACCTGAGGAGGATGTAGACATATCGGACGAAGCACAGTCCTTCCGACCTCATAAGGTGAGCAGGGAGGAACCGAAGAAGGAAGAGGAAAAGAAAGAGGAATCCGAAGCACAATCGGATGCCGATGCTTCACAGGAAGGGAAAGAAGAATCCGACGATGAAAAGGAGCAATCAGACAACTCAGAAGAAACATCCAATGAAACTGAATTGGACACCGAACAGGACGAAACTTCTTCTCAATCTTCGGATGATGAAACGACCGAGGAACCTGCTAAAGAAGCAGAGTCTGAAAAACCTTCTGATGAACAAGCATCCGAAGAAAGCAACGATGATGCCTATGATGAAGAACACTCTGAAAGTAACGACCACCCCTTCTGCTCACCGAGCTACCGCGAAGCCATCATGACGGACGGCATCCTGGTGGATGACATCTTCAAAGTCATCGACCAGCTGGCTGAAACCGGTGAATGTGACCTGGGCACCATAATCTATCACTGCGAAAGCATGCGATATGCCGGGTGAATGCACCCTATACCAACTGGACGAAAGTCCACCGTTCCTTTAGCGACCTCTGATACTTGAATGACCTCTGTTCCTTTGGCGATGAAATCCATTATCTTTTTAAGCAAGTCTGCATGAACCTGATAACCAAGTAAATCTTGCGTTGTTTCATTATCTGACCACATATTTATTCAACTTTAGTATATACAATTTTTGTTTCCAAGCAAGGGCGTAAATCCAAGTCATAATAGCCCATAAGATAGAAGTTGCGACCAATGTTTTGATAGATATGCAAGCCGCGGTCAAGGGAGATATTCCATCCGTTGTCGGTGATGATGTACCTTGCATGAATTAAATCTGAGAATGTGAATTCAAAATCAATCCCAGTATCTTGCAGAGCCGCCTTTAGTTGTTCCAGCCCATCTTGAATCTTTTGTGTTTCATCAATGGATTCACCCATTTTGGTGGTAAGTATAATCTTCTTACAATCACCTATTTTTACAATGGATTCAATAAAGCGAGTTAGATTTTGCATTTGATATCCATGTGATAGGTAGGGCTCTTGCAGTTCGATAACCTTTGCCCCTTCCAAGTAATCAGCAAATAGCTTATCGTAGCTGTAGCCTGTATCTCCATACCGAATAGCAAGCGATTTGGGCTTTGGATCATTGTCTATTATTGCATTAGGTGCAGTTGTCGCTTGTACAGGTGTAAATTCTTGCAAATATTCTTTCTGGCATACCGCTTCTTTTTCTGTGCTCTTAGATTTATGAGGATTAAAGGCTGCTGGTTGTTTTTCAATAACAATTTCTACATCCCCAGTCTTTCTAGGATCCTGTGTAGCCATTGAATCTTTACTTTCCGGACACCATACCACAACTTTTTCTCCATCTTTGTTGATATACGACATATTGATGCGAGCGTATTCTTCATCAGGCTTACGCTTATTCAATTGTTCTTTTACACGTCGACGACCTTCTAGAGCATACGCTACAATCTCATCAAACTCCTTAGGCGTAGGTTCACCTATGGGGTAAATGAGTTTTAAGAAGCCAAGTACAGTTTTTTGAAGCGCACGACTATCACGGCCTTCTACATTGTCACCTACTTTGAGATATTTATTCAATATGGGCAGATAGTCACTGTTGTGGTCAAAGAGGTAGTGCATGACTTCCGACAGGTAGTCAGAAATCATGCCATAGTTGTTATTGTAGGCAGAATCGTCAATCTTGGGTATTTCCCAGCCTGGTATATAATTGTAGAACCGATCGATAACAGCAAAGTCGAATGCCTTGGGTAAAGTGGCCAATAAGTCATGATCATAGCTGTTGACTATAGTGGGTATGTTCAAGTCAAAGTTACCGACAAAAGCAAAACTAGCCTGTCCGGTCACTTCCTGTCCTCGGCTGAAGCGTCCATTTGCCATATAATCCTTCATGATTTGAATGGTATCGGCATCTTTAATCTTCATGTTGGCTACTTCGTCAAAAGCCACATTGTCCCAAAATCCCACTGCACCAACTTGTTTACGCTGATTATTGTACAGCAATGTCGCAGTACTGGCTTGCCCACCGGACAGCAAGGTGGAATAGGGAGAGAACTCCGAGTAAAAGTACGACTTACCGGTACTTCTACCTCCCAGTTCTATGCTGTTATAATTGTTTTGTACCAATGGGATGAATCTCGACAAGATATGGAATTTCAGTCGTTTGCCATCTTTGTCTCCCTTTAGAGAGCGGCTACGTTCTGCCAACCAGTCCGGATTGATACCGATACTGCGTATCAAAACATTTATCCACTCATCCGTAGTGAATCCTTTACGGCCTTCAAACAGTTTTTGTTCATCAAAACGTGCTATTTGGATGGGGCGCAAATCTTCTACATAGAAGGCATAGTCATCCTCTTGCACTTCATTGTAAGCCAATGTGACTTCAGCCCAGATACCACTTTCAAGCAGTTTTTCGTTTTTCTGATAAAACTGCGGATTGATGGCGATACGTTTGGAACCGAAATTTTCCATTTCGGCCCAATAACGTTTTTCTCGCTCCACATATTTCACATGGATCTTATCAATAAACTTGTGGCGCTTCTTTTGTTCCACAATAGCCTGAGCCTTATTGCTTTCATCGGGCTTTACGTAGTTCTTCTCGATGATTTGCAACACTGCTTTTTTACCTTCCTCAATTTCATCTGGGTCGTCCGAGGCACAATAACGTGACAAAAGAAATTCCAGTACGAATGAAGGCACATTTACAGTCTGTTTGATTTCATGCAGTAAATCCTTTCGTACGACCTTTCCAGGGAAGTATTCGTTGAGCTTTATATCTAGTCTGTCCATTGTTTAAAAATCAAATTCAGTTTGTAATTGAATAGAAGCTAATGTCACATTGGTATCTGGATCAAGGGCCATCACAATGATATCACCTTCTACGCCTTCGTTAATTTCTATGGGTTGCTTACACTTGTCGCATTCACTTGGAATTGCAATCAAGTCTGTTGTCTCATTATAGAATGTCGATTCAACCACACGACCCACTTCTTTTCCGGATGCATCGGTTACTACCATCTTGACAATGCACAGTTCAGGGCGGAAAAGTGAATCCACACCGCTAAAGTTTAATTCGATGAGCGGACGATTAACACGTACAATGCCACTGTTCTTTCCTTTATAAGTCAGCTCAAGACGGAAAGCATCTTTTTTGCGCTCTTCTGTCAATTGAACAGTCAGGATGGGAACGATGTTTTCCTGCAGCGACAAACCTTCATGGAAATAGATCTTATTCTTTTCATAGATGCCATATTGCTTGGCAAATGCAAAACGATAGACTTGGCTATGCACACCGATTTGCTCAGGAGTATAGAGCCATGAATTTTCGTTTCCATTCAGATCACCTGCTTGACTACGGCGTTCGTTCATTACGCTGGTACCAACAGGCTTGCTCATATTGTCTCCAGCCTGGTATTTGGGCTGTACCATATAACCATGGTCGGCCATAATGACGACATTGTCGAAACCTGAATTTTTGCAAGCACGGATACACTTGGTAAACAGTCGCATTTCACTTTCCATTTCAGAATAGCCTACACTGTTTAGATTCTCTCCCGCAGCATCGATTGATTGGCTGCGAATGATAAGCAAATTCACATCCGAGGTGACGTTAGCTGAGAGGAAATCCTCGGATCGTACATCCATCAGCTTAACATGCGCAGGCACTTTACTTTCAATATAGCTGATTCGATCTGCCGGTAAATCTACCTTTTTCCCTTCAAGATAAGGCTGCAGTTTACCATCTTCAACAGCCAACTGCAACTTTGATTCTGCGTCAGGAAGTAAGGCAGCCATGCCAAATCTGGTTACCGTAGGGACGTAAGCGGCCGAAGGCTGTATGCTGACGGTATAACTGTTTTCCAGGCTTTGAGCCAATTCCTTACCCATCTCAAAACGGAAAGCGTCGGCATAGATGATGGCTACTCGTTTGTGGGCATTTAGGAGGGGTGCAATTCCCTTGTTCCAAGCTTGTATATTCCAGTTGATGCCTGCAATTGGATAGCCTTCTTCTTCAATGAGTTTCTGATAACGACTCTGTATTTGTTCGGTAAAGTTTCGATAGTTACGATATACAAACTGCGCTAATTCATTTATCTGTGGTGTGTCAACATCCGAACCGGTCAGAATGGTCTGAAAACGGCGGAAGGCATAATCAACCTTATAGCCTTCTTCGCTGTACCACAGGACAAAATCCTTCAAGCTATCCAAATCGCCCAAAGGCTGGCGAATGCACTGCATCATTCGTTCACATTGGTCGGTTAAATTCCAGAATAATGCCACACCGGCATTAGCCTGATACCAAACGCTCTTTTTGTTTTTTGCTACCAATAACGTGGCTTCCGTGTATTCACCTTTGTGCAGATGGTCCAAATAGATATTGAACTCCACCTTGTTTTCAAAGGCAAATGTTACTATTTTACCTAAATCAATCGCATCAGCAAACAAACTATCCAGATGTAAACGACTGGTAATAGCCTGAGCCTGTTCTACATATTCGTCACGAAGATCGGTACGGTTGCGGATGCTTTGACAGAGGTTGTTTATGCTCTCCATGTTCTCTTTCGGGCATTTAGCCACGGTGTTGAGTTCCGCAGGCAAAATTCCGGGCAGGTCGTGCACGAATTCGCTGAAGAGCAAGTATTGCCATAGCTTTTGCTTGACATCCTTCAACGTAATTCCATTACTGTCTAATCCGGGCAAATGGTTTTCACCGAAGCTCTTCCATTCACTCATCCATGCAGTGCTGTTTATCTCATTTAAAGCCAAGAGATTCAAGGTAATCTCTACCATGCTTTTACCACCGGTAAGCGTCTCCAGCTCCGGATAATTTACACCCTCTTGCAGGGCATTGATGTTGGCAAAGCTGGCTGTGCCATTCTTAAACAATTCATCAATAGCCTCTGTTTTTCCGTGAAGGAAGTTTTTGCACAGGTTGATATAGGAGTCATTGGGACCGATGGGAAAGCGGGCACCAATTTGCGTCATTCCGATAAAGGGGTCATACACCCGTTTTTTATCTTTGGGGACAGCTGATTTGCGATAGATCAGCAGGCGCGCATCTTCGTTTTGAGCCAACTCGTTCATCCAATAGTCACAAGCCGCTTCTCTATGATGAATCAATTCTCGGGTGGTGTCGATTACCTGTACACCTCGCTCTGCCACCAAAGGCAAAAGCGAATAGTATTTGCCCTCGGGGTCATAAATGGTTATAATGGGATGTTCCTTGCTGGTTTTACCAATCCAAACATCTATGATATGTCCTTGTATATCCATATAGATAGAAGTGTTTATAAGTCAAACAATTGCATCGTTGGTCCTTCGCTGCATTTTTTTCTTGGTTTCTTTTCCTTGGGCTTGTTTTCGCACAATTCCTCAAGACCATGGGTCAAGGCCATGCACCAATCCTTTTTCGCTTTGTCTCGGATGCGAGCCGGATAGAGAGCATAAGCCAAATGGCTCCAGTCATATTCACCCTTTTGTAGATTCTCCCAATTGCTCAGGCATTCCTTTTTCCATGCGTTGTGGCGGAACACATTGCGCAATGGTGCTGCTGTTACCGGAACACCATCATCATGATTGGGCTTATATGGCAAATCATTCAATTGTTGGAGTTCTGCCTCCAATGTGCGTATATCGCCCATTAGGTTGAGCAAGGCTGCCTCTCGTTTCTTATCGTTAGCCAGTTGAGCTGCTGTCAAATCGCTTTGTGCAGCGGTATGTTCTTTGCTCAACAACAAGAGTAAGTGAGGCAGTGTTTGACTACTCAGTTGGGGATAATACACCCAAAGGGTAATTTCGCCCTCCGGTGATGAAACCGGCCAATAGATAGGTGCTTTTCTGCGGCTCTTGGTATAGCGCTTAAAATGGTAATCGAAGAAACCATTAGGCGATTCCAAATAAGTTTGCAAACTATCTACACCTATTAACTGGCAGAGTTCGCTTTCCATTTCATCTGCATCATTTTTCCAGAGACTGTGCATCACTTCCTGCACGCGCTTTACTAAACTGTCAGGATGCTGATCATCACCTATCAGAATGCCGTCAGTCGGTAGTGTAAGCGGATATAGCTGCGCTTCTTCAGACTGGAACGATACTACTGGCATAAAGGGCAAGGCGTCGAATACATCGCCAAAGGGAGGAATGGTTTCGGGCTGGGCTGCATAGCGGATATTCCATCTGCCGAAAGCCATGCCAACCAACTCCATGACGATTTCTTGCGCCATCACTTGTTTATTGATGACATTCCCATTGCTGGCACCATCGATGGAGAGTAGTTCTTCATAAGGACGGCAACTCTTATAGGCATTGAGCGTGGCTCTGAAGTCACTGTCTACTTCAATCTCTGCCAAGTCCATCCATAAGTCGTCGTTTTCTTTCACTAACTCTTGGTAGCGGGTATAATCAGCAGTAAGTTTTTCTTGCAGTTGATCTAAACTTTCTCCTAAATGGTGACCATGCATAATCTGTGCAATCAAGCCATGATATTCCAGGTTGGTTTCATCTAAACTGAACCACCAGCGTTTGATGTCAATGATTTCAGTAATAATGCGCTCAATATCAGCCTGACGATCGGCATAGTCGGGCATGGGGAGAAGATTCATATAGCCAGAAGGCTTATGTTGACCAGTATATTGATTTATTGCATATTGCGATACAATAGAATTGATATATGATAGCATTGTAAAAGAGCTTTCTTTATTTAAGCGGGGAATAGTTTGCCCTTCTACCGTAAAATAGAGGTTTCTTTTAAGAATATGTGCATCTAGAATATCTCCACGTTTACCATAGCAGAGGCCTGAACTTCCAACCGAATCAATACCTGTTGGCCTAAAGTTGGGATAGGTCTTAGCAATATCACCATTTCTTTCCCAGATCATAAAGTCTCTATATTGAGTATAAAAGAGAGTGTATCCGCTTCCTTCGTATATATGACGCACGTTTAGTAGCTGTTTGTTGCTTTCGTAAAATAATCTAAAGTGCACATCTGCAACAAGTGCCATTCCTCGTTGTGCAGGCATTCCTCTCTGTTCGATATTCTTGCAATTAAATAGATTTAGTAGTTTTCCGTCAAATTTATAACCAATTACAGTATTAGGAAGATTTGAATAATCAATAGACTTAGACCAATAAACGTCTGAGATAGAATCAGAATTCTTTATAGCGTTTTCAAGTTTACTTTCCTTGTTGTCCGTATCCAATAAGTCTATAAAAACTCCTTCCTTGTTTGAACTTATTTTACTGATTACTAGCGTTGATGTTTCTACATTAGCATCTAAAACATTCCATCCAGTGTCTGCACAAGCTGAAATATAACCGCAAATATTTTTCTTGCGGAATGGTTCGTAAGAGGATTTGATGAGCACAGTACGGTCAAAGATAGCCCCAACGAGTCCATCGTTGACCAATAATTCTTGCATGCGATCGAAGAAAGCGCAAACAAGGTTTTTGCACCAACAGGAATAATGGGTATCTAAATAGTCAATCGTACTTTCTGATCCTTCTCCAAAAGGCGGATTCATCAAAATTACATCGTATCGCTTCTGACACAGTTCAATGAAAGCAAACCCGCGTACCGCATCATTGGCAAACAAGGTATTTTCGTAGCCTTCTTCTTCCGACAGACGAGAAGAAACCGTGTGCAATGCCCCTTGCAACTTCTCTACAACTGTAGCGAAGAAAGCTTCCTTGGCTTCCTTCTTATTGATAAGAACATGAAGCTTTTTGTTTACAGCGCCAATTTCTTTTATCTTTTCCTCCGAATCAAATAAACTGGCATCTACATATTTATTTACTTCACTCCAATTCTTGCGTAAATCTTCAATTTCAGCTTCTATTTCCTGCTCCATCTTAATGAGCAAGCCCGCTTCGCCTGCATACTTCATCTTGTCCCATATCTTTATCAGCAAGCGTTGCATGGGTTTGTCCAATTGTTCGGTCAATAATTTGAGCATACGCTTATTGCCCGGCATCGGCTCAGCCAATACCAGGTGTGAACGCTCAATTACCGGACGCTCCTCGCGAGGAATGCCCAAATTACTCCACGATTGTTGAGCACGGAGCCACAGCGAAAGAGCGGCAATCTGCAGAGCACGAGGATCTATCTCCGCACCATAAATGTTGTTTTCCAAAATAAGTTTGGGAACCAAGCGAGCAAAAGATTCTCGGGTCTCCGTGTAGCGATATTGTGACAACAATTCGGGCTGATTGTCCCAGGCATCCATATAGATGGCTTCCATAACATCGAAGATATATAGCCCAAAATGCATAGAGCCACAAGCAGGATCAAGCATGGACAATTCGGTCGGCTCCTTAATAGGGCGTGGCGTCAGTACCTCGTCAGGCCGATGAATCATATACTGGCATAAATCTGTAATAGAGGTCTTACCACCGGTCATTTCATACCAAATACGGCCCAGAGAATTGTCTGTGAGAAAACGCACGACATAATCAGGCGTAAAAAACTGGTTACGCACCGCCATTTCTCGACTATTGCGCGGACGATTGCTTTCATCACGCATCTTGCGACGTTCCTCCAATGAATTATAGTACTGGAAAATCCAGCCCAAAGTTTCGTCTTCCCTCCAGAAGTCTACCGTCTCGCCAGTCTGGTCATCATAGAAAGCCGTAAGATTTTCATTGTTGATTAAGTCAAAGAGTTTGGTCAATGTCGTTTCATCCGGCCACATCAATCCATAAGGAGAATAGCGGTCGAAAACCGATGGAAGTTCGATAGACAATTCATCGTAGAGTGACTGGATATACCAGCAGTAGCGTTCGTAACGGGAGCCCACGCTGCCCTGTCCGGTTACCATATCATAACTGACGAAGCCGGCAGAATCGTAGCCATCACCGATAGAGGGCATAATCAATTCACGTTCTTCACACATGCGTACAGCACAAAAACGATTCAATATGGTGAACGCTTGTTCGGCTGTAAGCTGTTGCACTGCTTTTTTGTCGATATCTGTACTATCTGCAGGAAGGCTGTTTTTGATGTATTGCAAACGGCCACGAAGCATGCGAGCACGATAAATAATATCCGCATTACTTGTAGTTAGTTGGCTGACAGGAATAACCCGGCCGTCAGCCCAAATACCATAATGTTGCTGCAGAGAAGATATGATGTTGTTTGTGAGCAACGTCTTGACGTCGCTCACAAACTGCATTAATATTTTGCGTCCTGATGTAGAAATCATAACTAGAAGTTTATGGGGCACAGAACGAAACGTATATTGAGGATTGAGCGGAAAGAATATCAAACCTATTGATATACAAAATGTTATGCAAAATATGAGTGGATGGCTCTGCAAAACGAAACGTTTACGTGGGTTTAATTTGCAGCTACATTTAGGTGCTTTTTAGGCATACAGATTTGCAGATAGGTTTAATTGGGTTTACATAAGGCTTACATGGTTGATTCTGGTGGGGGAGTGAGTGGCAGCTGCGGCTGCTTTTTTTGTGCCTGATTATTTGATATAATGCTGCTTAAATTATTCCATATAATAGTTATTTGGTATATTTGCGACAAAATATTATTAGTTATGGCAAAGGTAATACATATACATTTGACACACGGAATAGAAGGAACAAAGCGGAAAGACTGGTATTTTAGTAGTATAACGGCCATTTATACTGTTTTGACGGCAGAACAGGTGGGCGCAACGAAGAATTATCTGCTTCATGCAGGATTATCTGGTAACGGGACTGTATGCACCAAAAAGGCTATAATAAAGCAATCTACGCTCATTTCTTGCGGGCGTAGTGGAAATGTATCAGACGAATAATAAGCGGCTAAAAAGGCAATAAAAACGGCTTTAGAATGATCCGGTGTGGGGAGGTGGTTATACCTCCCCTTTTTTGTGCTTGAAATCGGTCTTTTTTGACGCTGGATATTCAGGTGGATATTCAAAGTGGATATTCACTTTTATAGAACTGGATATTCAAAATAGGGTTTTGGCGGTGTGCGATACAGACATGCTAAAATACCACAATTTTAAAAATACCCCTTGTTTTTTATTTGATAGCCCCCCCCTAAAAACCTATCATTTTTCACGTTTTACTTTTTAAATTCCCCAATATCAGTGCCTTTATGCCCTTATATAATGGTAGGGGAGGGGGATTGCTTGGGAGGGGGACATCATGGGGGATGATAGGGGGTACGCTTCGTTTTCCATCACCGGTGTATGGTAATAGTAAATCCGCCTACCCGACATTTGCAGTACCGGAAATGGGCGCATCCGATACATGTTTTTCCTTTTCGATTGTCATTTGCCGGATTCGTTCCTCTAAGCGTCCGATTTCTCTATCTTGTTCCCTGATGATTTCTTCTTTTTCTCTAATTAAGGCAAGGAGAGAGGATAGTTCGGTTGTTTGTGTTGTTGTAGATGATGTATTATAGTAAATATCACCTTTCCCAGTAAGTAACCAGGTAGGGTTTATATCATTATGTATTTCGATAATTTTCGACACCCATAAACTTGATATATCTGTTCCTTTGCTAATGCATCTTGAAATTACTCCATTCGAGCACCCAATAGCTTGTTCAAGTGCCCTTGTACTGATACCTTTTTCTTTAATTAGGATTGCAATCCTGTCGGAAATATTCGTCATAAGTCGTAAATTATCTACATAAAACTTTTTAGTGTCGAAAATATTCTATATATTTGCAGCGTGTTCAAAAAGGAACACCGCGCCAAATATACGAAAAAGGCATGTGATTAGCGAATTTTAAGGATTAAAGAAAATGAACGAAGAAATAAAAGAATGGCAGACACAGAGCGTGAAGCACAAGGTGGCTTACGTGTTGATGATGGACGGTATCAGCTTCAGATATACCGAAGAGACCGGGATTGTGTTTTCCGCACCTGATTTTTATGTGAAGAACCTTATCCGCCGCCTGATGAGTTGTTACGGCGTGAGTTTGAAACCGATTATAAACGAATTTAAATAAGTGAGATTATGGAAAACAAGAAAATGAGTTGCTGGGATTTTGTATTCAGTTCTGTAAAGACCCATATAGATGATTTGGTAAGACAGGCTGACAAGTACACCAAAGACATGAATGAGGATTTTGAACATTTCTTCTGCTGGTATGCCGAGGATATGTACAAGACGCAACGTGAACTTTCCTGTTACCGTGCCTTGAAGGTGGTTTTATCTGCCGGTAGCCATGATGATGTAAAGTTATACATGGAAAGCAAGATAAACAGTCTGACTGATAGTCTTCTTACCGGAAGCATCCGCAAGAACAGCACCAGTGCGGCTTCAAATTTGGCGCATACGTTGGAACTGGAAGTGAACCAGAAGATACGTGAGAAATTCACTATACTTCTTGGGATTATTGAAAAAGGTGAAAAGGTTGAGGGACAACAGTAAACCCAGCGTGACAACCCGGAAGGCGTTAAGAGACGGGTGACGGTGTGGAAAGACACACGGGAGTGCATGGTTCTTGTGCCGGGGTTCGATTCCCCGGACTCCCCCCAATATTAATCATTAAAACAAGTGAGATATGAACAAGAGGTACATTCACATTACGAAAGCCGACCGCGACTTTATCGCAAAGGCACTCAACGTGACAGAGAAGACTGTTTATAACGCTATCCGGTTTGATGACCGTCGTGGCAACTCCGAACTTTCTGCAAAGATCCGTAAGTTGGCCATGGATCGTGGCGGTATTGTGATGGTTGTTATTCCGGAAATAGAAACTTTCCATGATTATGACAATGTGATGCGTCAGTACTGTCCGAACGGAGCCTTGATAGAGCTTGACCGTAATGATGGTAGCGGTCAGGTAATATTCAAGGGAGAAACGGTGAAGACTTACGAGCATGTGATGGTTGCCGATATTAACCAAATCCAAGCGTTTGCATCGGCATTGAGATAGGAGGCGGCTATGTTGGTGTATTACGGTAACATACAGTGTATTTCTGCACGTGAGCTCATAGATGGCGGCTATATCACCGAATCCTGTTATAGGAACTGGGTGAACCGTGGTCGTATCAAGGTGGTGCGCCGTGGTGGAGGTGCTGCTGGAAATTGCGCGTTGGTCGCCCTCAATAGTCTGCCTACCGAGTGCCTGGAACGGGTGAAGGAAGACAACCCCGGTGGAACAGAGCAGGCACTTCGCCACTGGATACTATCAAACTATGTGCTGGATCAGGCTGCAGTAGCCTTTTTTTTGGATTGGGCCTCTCATTCTTCCAGCAACAGAGCTACAGACGAACTTGCCCGGAAATATGCGGTGAATGCTTCAGTTCTGAATACTTGTATCAAGCTTTATAACAGAAGCAACGATTACCGCAAACTGATGGGTGAAAAATATAACTGGGACATGATGGCCACTACCATCGAGACCTTACGCGAAGACTTTGGTCATGATCTTCCTGCCAGTACCCTGCGTTTCCGCAAGAAAGTGAACGAATACAAGCAGTACGGTTACGAATGTCTGATAACCGGAAAATTCGGCAACCAGAACAAGCGGAAGGTAACTCACATGGACGAACGCCTGGTGATGAGTTTGAAAGTACTTCCCAACCAACCATACGGCAGTGATGTGCATGAAATGTATCTGTCGTTTGTATGCGGAGAACTGGAAGTATGGGATCTGGAAACAGGAGAGATATTCAATCCG